TAAATTCCCGCCGAAAGCAGATGTGATCAAGATCCCAGTCGCTAGCCACAAGAAACAAGCGACAAGTGTCAAGGAACTGGAAATTATGCCTAAATACAAAGAAACTCTAGGTGAATGGGGAAGAGGACAAACTTTTGGAACGAAAGAATATTACCTGGCTGAAATCAAACGAGCGTATCCCAATGTCAAACTGACGGGACAAGAAACTAAACAGGAATTAAAAGAAATGATCCTGCGTCTGGATACGGAAGGTATTCCGTTTTCTAAAGGTGGTATCGCTAATCATTTTAGGAAAAAATAATGTCTAGTTTGACAGATAAATATACAAAAAATTGGAGTGCATCAAAAAGAAAAGCATTTGAAAAACGAGTGTCTGACATGCTGGGGAATATGTCCGAACTATCAGCAATACAATTAGTATTAGCAGAAATGAGAGCAGGAAATAAAAAAGGAGGTCGCATAGATAAGCCACTAGGATCCGGCGGCAAGAAATGAAAAACCCAACCCTAGTTAAAAACATGAAAAACGTAAAATGGAAAGCAATCCCGCCTGTAAAGGGCCCAGACCCTAGAGGCTTGATTAAAGTAACAAAACAAGATAAACCAGAAAGATTGGAGAAAATAAATGGCAGAAGTAGATAAAAGCCTACCGAACGTTAGGCATTCAGTTAAAATACCCTCAGAGCAAGAACAAGCCGAAGTAACAACCGAGTTACAAGAGTCTTTACCTTCTCCGGAAAATACCGAAATGGTCCAAAACGAAGATGGATCAGTGGATGTTAATTTTGATCCCGCTGGTGTGGCTCCTGAAGGAGAAGAAAATCATTACACCAACTTAGCTGATTTATTACCGGATTCTGTTTTACAACCGATTGGGTCAGAACTTTTTTCCAATTACACCGATTACAAAGAATCAAGAAGAGAATGGGAAAGATCTTATTCTCAAGGATTAGAATTATTAGGGTTTAAGTTTGAACAACGAACCCGACCTTTTCAAGGCGCATCGGGAGCGACTCACCCGGTTTTAGCTGAAGCGGTGACGCAGTTTCAAGCCCAAGCCTATAAAGAATTATTACCTGCTGATGGTCCCGTGAGATGTCAAATCTTAGGAAGACCCAGCAGAGAAAAACAAGATCAGTCGATGAGAGTTAAGAATTTTATGAACTATCAGCTCATGGACGTGATGAAAGAATTTGAACCTGAATTTGATCAGATGTTATTCTATTTACCTTTAGCAGGTTCAACGTTTAAAAAAGTTTATTATGACGATTTACTGGGACGAGCGGTTTCAAAGTTCGTTCCGGCCGATGACTTAGTGGTTCCGTATTCCGCTACCTCATTAGAGGATGCGGAAGCCATTTGTCATGTATTAAAAATTTCAGCGAACGATCTACGTAAGCAACAAGTTGCTGGATTCTATAGAAATGTAGAATTAGGAACGCCTTACTATGAAGAAACTGAATTAAAGAAAAAAGAACGAGAGCTAGAAGGAACCAGATCCACGGGATTTCAAAAGAATAATCCGATCTATACATTGATTGAATGTCACGTGAACTTGGACCTAGAAGGCTTCGAAGATAGGGGTGAAGATGGAATCCCTACAGGTATCAAAATTCCATACATTGTAACAATCGACAATGGAACGCGAAAAGTATTGTCTATTAGAAGAAACTATAAATTAGACGATCCCAAAAAAGAAAAGATCCAATATTTTGTCCACTTTAAATTTCTGCCTGGACTTGGATTTTACGGTTTTGGATTAATCCATATGATTGGCGGTCTAACAAGAGCAGCCACGTCTGCCCTTCGTCAACTCATAGATGCAGGTACACTCTCCAATTTACCTTCAGGATTTAAACAGAGAGGGATCAGAGTTAGAGATGATGCCCAATCACTTCAACCCGGTGAGTGGCGTGACGTAGACGCCCCAGGGGGAAGTTTAAAAGATGCTTTTATGAATTTGCCATACAAAGAACCATCACAGACTTTATTGCAGTTGATGGGGATTTGTGTAGATGCAGGTCAAAGATTCGCGTCCATTGCTGACATGCAGGTCGGGGACGGGAACCAGCAGGCCGCTGTTGGTACGACCGTAGCCTTGTTAGAGCGTGGCTCCAGGGTAATGTCAGCAATCCATAAGCGATTGTATGCGTCAATGAAACAAGAATTTGTTTTATTGTCTGATGTTTTCTCAAGCTACTTACCGCCGGTTTATCCGTACGATGTTGTAGGGGGAGAACGTGAAATTAAACAAACGGATTTCGATGATAAAATTGATATCCTACCGGTTGCCGATCCTAACATTTTTTCAATGACACAAAGGATTGCAACGGCACAAACAGAATTACAACTCGCTCAATCCAATCCTCAAATGCATAATATGTATGAAGCGTATCGGGATATGTATTCAGCAATGGGCATAAAGAATATTGACCAAATTTTACCACCGCCTCCACCGCCGGCTCCCAAAAATCCAGCGATGGAACATATCGATGCTATGGCAGGTAAACCTTTCCAAGCTTTCACAGGACAAGACCATCAAGCCCATGTGGCAGCACACGTAGCCTTTATGGCGACATCGATGGCAAAAAATAATCCTATGATTACTTCCTCATTAGAAAAGAATATTTTTGAACACATTGCGTTAATGGCTCAAGAACAAGTGGAAATGGAAATGAGAGATAAATTAATCAAAATGCAAGAATTACAACAAATGATGCAAAGCAATCCACAAATGGCTCAAAATCCTGACCTTCAAAAAGAACTGGAAAGACTTCAGTTAGAAGTCGAATCTAGAAAAGCAATTCTTATTGCTGAAATGATGGTGGACTTCTTAGAAGAAGAGAAGAAAGTGAGCGGGGACTTTGGTAATGATCCAATTGCTAAATTAAGAGCAAGAGAACTGGATCTAAAAGCTCAAGACAACATGAGAAAACAAAAAGAAGATGAAGCTCGAATTAATTTAGATAAATCTAAAATGTTGATGAATAGAGATATTCAAGAAGACAAGATGGAACAGAATGAAGACCTGGCTTTATTGAGAGCCGCGACTTCACTTGAAAAACAAAAAATGTCAAATCGAGCAAAAGCAAAATCTGATGCAACTAAAAGATTTGATGTAAAGAAACTTAAAGGTCCAAGAAGCTAATGCCTTTTCAATCTGAAAAGCAAAGAAGATACCTACACGCTAATCATCCTGAAATTGCGAAACGATGGGAAAGAGATTATGCAAGTGGAGGTCCTATTGCAGCCTTGAATGCACAATTAAATCAACTGCCAGAATATTATCTTCCTAAAAAGAAAGGTGGTATTGCGAATCATTTTAGGAAGAAATTAAAAAAGGGTAGCTATGCTGTCCAAGGGGGAGTTAAAAACTATTTAGGAAATCAAAAAATGGTCCATGCTCCTAAATACTGGAAGTCCGCACCTGATCACCCAAACACTGAATTAACTTATATTACTAAACCAGAAAAAGAATTACTTGTTAAGGCTGATTTACATAATTCTTTACATGGAAATGAAAATAAAGGACCTCAAGGAATTGTAAGTTTAAATGGGTGGGGGTCAAAAGATTCATCACAAAATAAAGCAGGCGCAGATATTAGTCCTAGTATGGATAGAAATCCAAATGATCCGGGTTGGGGTGGCGGAGGCGGAGGCGGAGGCGGAGGTCGAAATGGTCATCATCCTAAAGGTCCAACAGCAGCAGAGATAGCAGCGGCTAAAGCAAAAGCTGAAGCTGAAAAAAGAGCCGCGGAGCTAAAAGCCCGTAAAGAATGGAGGACTAAAAAAGAAAAAGAAAAAAAGAAAAAAGTTAAACATACAAAAAAAATAAAAGAGTGGGTTAACCCAACTTTAGAGACTGTAGATGCTGGACTCAAGCTTAAAAATTTTGCAACAAGCTCAAACCCTTTGGATCTTCTAAAAGTGAATCCGTATATACTGGGTGGGAGTTTTCTTTATAACAAATTAAAAAATAAGAAAAAAGACAAGATAGAAACTTCTGCAGTGGATGTAGATGAGAATATCAAGGTAGCTTTTGCACCTGGTTCAAAAAAAGATCAAAAATTAAAAGCATTACATAATGAAAGAAACTTAGCCAAGGAGTTAGGTGTTCCTTTTCCAAAGGAAAAACAATATCAAGATTTATTAAAAGAAGATAAGGAACAAACTACAGAACCTAAAACAATATTAGTAGGTGCACAAGGTGGCATTGCTAATCATTTTAAAAAAAGAACTAAGTTAGCTTTATCGATTGATAGTATGAGTGATGTAGAATTTAAAACAATGTATCCCAATTGGGATCCTGAGCAATTTACTCGAGAAGAATATTTACGAGAAATTTCTGAAACAGACACGAATGGCATTTTAGATCTGAGTACCGATGACACAGACGAAGTGGCACAAATGTCAACTACAGAAGATGAAGTGATTCCGTCCTTAGTTCCTTCTTTAGATCAAGAAGTGGCTTTAGTCGCTAAAGGTGGCAGAATCTTACCTAAAGGTCCAGCTGGAATTACTAGTTTAAATGGTTGGGGAGATGCTGATGATGGATGGAGTCCCGGAGTAAGTCATTCAGGTTCTCCTGCGGATACAGGAGCTGTAACTTCTGATGCTGGATGGGACCAAGAAGATGATGTTGCTCGAATGGAAAGTGATATGGGGGTTACTACAGATCATTCCCCTGATTACACAGGTTCAGACGCAGGATGGGTTGTATCAGAAGATGAAGAAACAGAAATAGGTGGAGCAGATTATATAGGTCCTCAAGACAGAATTAGAATTCGACAGGACATTGTCAACAGAAAAGAAAAATTTGATAGTACATGGGAAAAAACAAAAAGAACTGGATCAGCTATCTGGGGTTTTCTGAATATAACAAATCCTGTTGGTGCAGCTAAATTTATATATGATCAAAATAAAAAGAAAAATGAAAGAATTGCTGAAATTAATTATGATCTTGCATTATTAGAGAAAATAGGGGCCACTAGACGCTCTCCTCATGAAGACACTATTTATCAAATATTAGAACAAGAAAAACTGGATCTCCTTCAACCTAGGAAAGGTCCAACCGGTGATGGTGAAGGTGATGGTTTAACTATTGAGACGATTGCTTCTGCAAAAGAAGATGTAGAAAAATCACCGAATATTATGGCTTTATGGGATAGAATTAAAGCTGGTCAAGCAAAACGAGCTATGCTAGTAGAGAAGGACATTATTCAAGAACAGCCTATTCAGTTATTAAATAGTGGTGGACTTGCAACTTTATTTAGAGTAAAAACTTAATATTAGGAGACAACTATGAGAAATGATTTTGGCACAAGACCTTATAAATCTAGATTTCCTTATGACAAAGGTGGAAAGTCTGGTTCTAAGAAACAAGGTTATGACGCAAGATTAGACGAATCTTTAGGAGCACGAAGAGGAGCTGAATCTACAAAATCTCAAAGCTTTAAAGCTAGAAGAGATGAATCTAAAGGCATGGAAAAAGCGATGGGACGTAGAGCATATGCTGCTGTCGGCACTATGGATAAAAACAATCGGAGAAAATAATTATGGCAAACACTAGAAGAGAAAACAGACTAGAAGAACTAGGTCGTGTGGATGCTGAAAAAGCATGGACTAAAAAAGGTAAAAGAAATCTTGGAGATGAAAAGAAAAGAATCGTAAGAGAACTTAAAGCTACCGGTGGCTCTGTTAAAAAACAAGGCTACAAAGCAAGAGAAGATGAATCTCTAGGAATGCGTACTGGAAAAGAATCCACTAAGAAACAATCTATGAAAGCTCGTAGAGATGAATCTTACGGAAAATGGGGAAAACGTCCAGATCAAAGAATTAATAAAAGAGGCGGCGGAATCGCTAAAAGAGGTTTAGGAAAAGCTTTTAGAGGCGGAGGATTAGTTTAATGTCTAAAGATTGGCAAAAAGGATCTGGTATGGTTGCAGAACCAAAAATTAAGAAGGAACCTTGGTCTGGAAAAGATGGTTATGCACAAGCTGCATCCATTACTCCTCCAGATAAAACTGAGTCTCAAACAGTTACTGTAAAAGGTACAAGAGCCCTTAGAAAAGATAAAAAGCCAGTTAAAGCTACTTGGTACTAATCTATGGCTTGGTTCAGCTTAGCTAAAATAGCATTACAAGCTGGTGGTAAAATTTATGCTAACAGACAAAAGGCAAAAGTTGCCATGTCTGATGCACAACTTTTACACGCAGAGCGTCAAGCTCGTGGTGAGGAAGCTTACCAGGGAAAATTATTAGAAGCCCGTCAATCAGACTACAAGGACGAATTTGTCCTCGTGATTATTTCGGCGCCCATCATTGTGTTAATGTGGGCAGTTATGTCGGATGATCCGGCAGCTATGGAGAAAGTGAAGCTTTTCTTCGAATATTTCCAGTCGTTGCCATCATGGTTCACAAATTTGTGGATTTTGGTAGTGGCGAGTATTTTTGGGATTAAGGGAACTCAGATCTTCAGGAATGGTAAGAAATAATGCCTTTTAAATCAGAGAAACAAAGAAGATATCTCTGGAAAAATCATCCCAAGATTGCGAAAGATTGGACCGAAACTTATGGCAGTAAACCCGTAGGAAAAAAGAAAAAGAAAGGAAAGAAGAAACATGGCTCAAAATAATGAGTTTATTGTAATTCATAAATTACAAAGAGCAATCAAACAAAGATTGCAAGCTTTATCGTTAAGTGTTACGTCCGGAGCAGTTGACAACTTCGATAAATATAAGTATATTACTGGACAGATAGCGGCACTTGAAGGTGTCTTTCAGGAAATCTCTAACCTGCTAAATAATACAAAGGAGCAAGACAATGACGGAAAAGTTATTAGGATCGACAAAGACCGAAATTCCCAAGATTAAATTAGCATTAGAACCTGCATTAAAAAAGGCAGCTGAAGAAGCAGAAGCGAAACGTAATGTTCCGCCTGCTGAATCAAGTTTGCCTAAACCTACTGGCTGGAGAATTATGGTTTTACCTTTTCAACCAAAAGTTAAAACTAAAGGTGGAATTTTATTAGCAGAAGCAGCTTTAGAACGACAACAGATCGGAACGGTTTGTGGTTTAGTTTTAGGGATGGGACCAGATTGTTATCGTGATAAAAAACGATATCCAGAAGGTGCGTGGTGCAAGAAGGGTGAATGGGTAGTCTTTGCTAGATATGCTGGTTCACGTTTAAAAATTGAAGGGGGAGAAATAAGAATCTTAAATGAAGATGAGATTCTTGCAACCATACAAGATCCTGAAATGATCTTGCATGAATATTAACATAGGAAGGAACTATGCCAGAAGAAGCAACAAAACCTAGTCAAAAACTAGTCGATTTAGACACAAGTGGTGAAGGTGCCGAAGTTGAAATTAAAGAGGAAGGAAAAAATGAAGAAGTTATTGAAGTCAATACTGAGTCCGCTAACACAGCTGAGAAATCTGATGTCGGCTCTGATGTTCAAGAAAGCAAACAAGAAACGAAGATCGAAGAAAAAGAAGAAACGAAAAAAGAAGCGCAAGACGAGAAACTAGAAGAGTATAGTGATTCGGTTAAAAAAAGAATTTCTAAACTTACCAGAAAGTGGAGAGAGGCAGAACGTCAGAAAGATGCTGCTATAGACTACGCTAGAGGCGTAGAGACAAAAAGAAAGACTTGGGAATCTAAATATAAACATTTAGATTCAGCTTATCTTAAAGATTCCGAAACAAGAGTTAAAAGTCAATTGGATGCTGTTAAAGCAAAATTGGCTGCAGCTATTGAAGGAGGAGATACAGCTAAACAAGTTGAAGCTCAAACTGAATTGAGCACATTAACAACTGATGCAAATAGGATTGCTACAGAGAAATCAAGAAGAGAAACTTATGAGAGGGAAACCCCTCAAGCTCCTCCCTACAGAGAAGGAATGGCACGACCAACGCCAACATCTTTACCTCAAGTAGACGAGAAAGCTGAAACATGGGCAGAAAAGAATGCTTGGTTTGGTAAAGATAAACCAATGACTTACACTGCTTTTGAACATCATAAGGATCTTGTTGAATCTGAAGGTATGGATCCTACATCTGACGAGTATTATGCTGAGATAGACAAGAGAATGAAGCTTGACTTCCCACATAAATTTGGTAAAACTAATATAAATACGACTAAACCCGCTCAGACGGTTGCTTCTGTTCGCAGAGGTGTAAAACCTGGTCGCAAAACTGTGAGCCTCACATCTTCACAGGTGCAAATTGCAAAAAAATTAGGTGTGCCACTCGAAGAATATGCGAAACAAGTATTAAACACGGAAGGAGCATAAGCATATGGA